CTTTTCTTAGCATTGATGCGCCAAAGTATAAAAAATTAATTTCAGAATCTGAAGTTAGAGTAGATGGTAGGTTTGATACTTTTAAAACTAATGTAGAAGAAAACTTAGATACTATTAGAGTAGATGTAGGTAACGAAGTTACTGCTGCTTTAGATTCTATTGAAAGTGCAAATGAAAATTCTATCAATATAGTCAAAGCAGAATTTAAAGAAACTGTTAGAGATGTTAATAAGAATGTCAGTGAGTTAGTAGAAAAAGAACTTCCAAAATATAATAAACTTTTTGCAGAAACCGAAGTAAGAACAGAAGAAAAAATTAATGAGGTAATTGATTCTTATAGACAAGATATTGAAGATCTTAATGCAAAAGTAAAACTGTTTACTGAAACAGAAATACCAAAGTATAGTAATCTTTTAATTGAAACTAAACTTAAGTCTGAAAAAGAAGTAAAAAATTTAGAAGAAGAAGTTCTTTCTAAAGTTAATGCCTTATCAGAAAAAGTTCAATTTATTTCTGAAGGTATTCCAGAAAAAACTTCTGAAAAAATACAAGAACTTAAAGATGTAGCTGATCAGTATAAAGAAGAGATAGATTCTATCTCTAAAAAATATCAGTCTCTGTATAAAGATTTTAAGAAAAGAGAAGTTAGTGAAAATGAAAAGTTAGAAAATTATTCTCAAGATATTGAAAGGTATCATAAGAGATTTGATTTTTTAGCAGAAACAGTTACTGAAGATATTGTAGAAATTCAAAATGTTTTAGTAGAATCTAATGAAAATTATCACGCCAGTTTAAAGACTGAAGTTAGTAAATTTAGAGATAACATTTCTGATAAGATGAAAGGTCTTGAAATGGACCTTGTTGCTAACGAAAAGCATATTAAGAAACAAAATGATAATATTGAAGATATTAGAGAAGAGATCAAAGGAGTATTTGATAAACTTCAGTTAGATGTATTAGAAGAAAAAAATAAAGAATTAGTTGATAAAATTAATTATCTTGAAGAGACTATCTCTGAGATAAATGAAAAGAAACTTTTAACTGAAGATAATCCAACTTTACCAGGAAATCCATCAACAAATAATTCTTCAGATGGATTGACTCCTTTAGATCAAAAGTTTGCAACACTTGATGATCTTCAAAATCATTACAGACTATTCATTAACAGAATTCAGCAGCAGATTGCTACTATTGGTGGAGGTGGTGCTGGATTCATTAAAGATTTAGATGATGTAACTTTTGATCAGACTACCGGTCAGGGTAAATTATTAATTTACAATGGATCTAAGTGGGTAGGCATTGCTAGCACTGCAGTTGGTGGTGGAGCTGCATCAGAATTAGCAGAAAATGCAACAGGAACTAATTTAACTTTAAGTGGAAACTTAAATGTTACTGGTGATCTTGTTTATGATGAGGCAAATGCTAGAAATTGGAATGTTAGTGGAGTAGCAACTGCGACTAAGTTACATGTTGGTGTTGATACTGGTTTTTATAATGAAGATTTAGTTGTAAATGGTGATGCAAGAGTTACTGGTATTTTAACAATTGGTACAGGGTCAATTACTCTTGATCCAAATGAGAGAAAAATTACTGGTATTGATGAAATAATTATTGGTACTGCAACTACAGTCAGAATACATCAAGGTTCTTCTGGAGAAGTTGTATTTAGTGATAGAGAAGGTAAAGAAGCATCTGTTGGTATTGGTACGACTGTTTCTATTAATACCACTGGTATTGTTACTGCCGCTACTCTAAAAGCATCAACTGCTTTCTATCCACCAATTTATACAACAACACAAAGAGATGCTGGTTCATTTGATGAAGGTGCGATAATTTTTAATGCAACTATTAAAAAGATGGAATTCTATGATGGAACTAATTGGCAGTCCTTACCAGGTATGACTCTTGGTCTTACTGTAGCACTTGACGGATAATTTATATAAATATCTAGGATTCTTTTTAATTAAATGAAAAAGTATTGCAGACTTTGTAAAAAGAAAGAAACTAAATCACAATGTGCATTTGGTCCCAAGATGTGGAATCGTTATTCTGTAGATGACGCTACAGACAATGAAGTTGAATCTGCAGCTGCTGATTCTGGAATTACTGAAGAATCTAAGAGTGGAGACTCTTCTCTCCGTGATTGGTTTGGTAAGAGTAAGTCATCTGATGGAAAACCTGGATGGGTTCAATTAGGTGGAAAATACTCTGGAAAACCCTGTGCCAAGCAACCAGGACAAACCACAAAACCAAAGTGTGGTTCTAGTAAAATGAAACGTAATCTCTCTAAAGATGAGGAGCAAGCAGCGTTTCGTAGAAAGAATTCAAAAGATCCAAATCCAAATAGATCAGGGAAGGCAATTAACGTGAAAACAGAAGAATTTACAACCTTACCACTTCAAGTTGAAGTTCCTACTGAGATTAGAGATTTCAATCTTGGGTTAATGTTCCGTGAGAGTTTGGATATCAATAGTGGAATGCTGTTTATTTTTGATGAAGTTGCAGAACAGTCTTTCCATATGAGAGAGACAAAAATTCCTTTAGATATTGCTTTCATTACAGAAGAAGGAATCATTGAAAGTATTAAAAAATTAGAACCATTTGATGAGAGTTCAGTTGCTTCTAATGGAGATGTTCTATGTGCATTAGAAGTAAACCGTGGATGGTTCGCAGAAAATAATGTAGAAGTTGGAGATGAAATTGATATTGATGAGGCAGCAGGTGAGAAAGATGCTTGCTATCATAAGGTTAAGTCTCGTTATTCCGTATGGCCTTCTGCATATGCATCAGGTGCTTTAGTTAAGTGCCGTAAGAAAGGTGCTGCTAATTGGGGTAATAAAACTAAAAAAGAAGAGTTTATAAATTGGAGAGATACTTTTACTCCAACTGAGTATGAATCTATAGATTTAGTTAGACCGGAACCATTAGAAGCAACAAAAGGTCTTGGTAGTGAAATGCTTGGAGAAAAGTGTTGGAAAGGTTATACTAAAAAGGGTATGAAGACCATGTTTGGAAAAAGATATCCAAACTGCGTTAAAAAAGAAGAAGAAGAACCTAACTTAGTATCAAAAACTCCATTAGATGAAAAAATGGATTGTGTCCATACTAACAAAGGTGATGAGTGCCCAGTTCATGGCAAAAAAGAATGTCCATCACTTGAGAAAGTAGATGAGGCAGTAAGAATTCCAGCAAAAACTGGTAATATTATAAACACTGTTTTTAGGTTTAGAAGTTCAACTATTATGTTGAAGATATTCTTCCCACAAACTTCAGTACCTAAAAAATCTGACGTTCAAGATCAGATTGAGAAAATTTATCCAGGTGCCAGACTACTAAATTATATGGTTTCAGACTACGAACCAGGGCAACCGATTCTTCATGCGGAAGGTGCTGCATGGACAAAATCAGCAGGTAAGAACAAAGAAGGTGGTCTCAATGAAAAAGGACGTAAGTCTTATGAAGCAGAGAATCCTGGTTCTGACCTGAAAGCTCCATCTAAAAAGAAGGGTAACAAAAGAAGAGCATCATTCTGTGCAAGAATGAAAGGTATGAAGAAGAAATTAACGTCTGCTAAAACTGCAAGAGATCCAGATAGCAGAATAAACAAATCATTAAGAGCTTGGAATTGTTGAGGTTAGTGTATGAGTGAAGTATATCTTGGTAATCCTAACCTAAAAAAAGCAAATACTGCTATTGAATTTAGTCAAGAAGAAATTCTTGAGTTTATGCGATGTAAAGAAGATCCTGTTTATTTTGCTAATAACTACATAAAAATTGTTTCTTTGGATGAGGGTCTTACTCAGTTTCATCCATATCATTTCCAAGAAAAATTAATCAATAATTTTCATGAAAATAGATTTAACATCTGTAAAATGCCCCGTCAAACTGGCAAAAGTACTACAGTTGTTTCTTATCTTCTTCATTATGCGGTATTCAATGACTCTGTTAATATTGGCATCCTTGCTAACAAAGCAGCGACTGCTAGAGAACTTTTAGGTAGATTGCAAACTGCATATGAAAACTTGCCCAAATGGATGCAGCAGGGTATTATTGCATGGAACAAAGGATCTCTGGAATTAGAAAATGGCAGTAAGATATTGGCAGCTTCTACGTCTGCAAGTGCTG